CAGGCCGTCGCCCTCGCCTTCGGTGTACTCGCGGACGTACTCGCAGACGGGCGAGCTCTGCACTAGGGCTAGGGCAGCGTCGCCCCAGATCGTCGGCCGCCCGTTGATAACGGCGATGCTCTGGAGCGACTGCATGGGCGACAGCCCAACTTCGCTCCCGTGCTGGATGGCGAGCAGGCATGACTCGGGCTTGCCCCTAAAATCCTTCGGGGCAAACTCGCTTGCCGCCACCATCTTGGAAAACCGAAACGCATCGTCAAACGTGGCGAGAGCCAACCCTCTCGCTGGTGCCGTGTTTGTCGAAATCTCCGTGCTCATCTCGCGTCCCTTTCGTTGCGTGATGTGAAAGCCGGTGTCCCCGTCCTGGGTGGCCGGCACGATCCCTTCCGTGGCAATCTCGGTTCCACCGAGCTCCTAGTGCGTGATGTCGTAGAGCGGCACGCTCACCCATGCGCCGCCGACGTTGACGCAGACGAAGCCGCGCTCAACCCACTCGACGTGGCCTGACCAGCGGCGGCCCTCTGTGACGCCGCTGATGAAGTCGCCTACGGCTGGCTCTTGGCATCGAGTGCGTGGCGTCTGCTCGTGGATAGCGGCGGCAGCGGCGAGGTATTCGGCGTGGTGCGGGTCTGCGTTCATGGCGATTCCTTTCGTGTTGGTGGGGCAATGTACGGCCGTATAGGCCAGAGTCAAGGGGGAAGACGGTCAAAATGAGGGGACTCGAACTTCTGTACACCTGTTGTGGGTAGCGTCATTTCGTCAGGAGAAAAGCCGCGCCACGGTGCCGATCACAAAGTCGATCGAGTGGGCGACTGTCTGGGCCAGTTCGCTGGCCGTGCCGAGCTCTTGCCCCAGCCGTACGCAAAGCAGCGAGTGCAGGGCGGCGTTCCAGTGGCGTTGCATGACGTGTCCTCCAGTGACGTGGCGTACCTTAGGCTATCGTCACTTAGGCGTCAAGTGCATCAGTCGGATTTTTTGATGGGCAGTTTCCTGCGTGGAAACGCTACTTCTTCCGCTTCGCCTTCTTGCGGCTCGAGGCGGGGCGCTTGGCCAAATGCTGCTTGCCGAGCGACCGCGTGGTGAGCGCGTCCCTGGCTTCAGTGGCGGCCGAGTGCGGAATTAGCCAGACACGCTGACCGATCCGACGTGCACCAGGCAGCTTGCCCCTGCCCAAAAGAGTGCGGACCCAGGCTTCCGAGCAGCCCATGAGCTCAACGGCCTCGGCCACCGTGAGGTACTCGCCGCCGTCGATTTTCTGCGGTGTCATTGCAACCATCCCTGGAAATGTACCGGCCAGCGTCAGTTGGTCAAACAGACGCAATTTGCCGGTCTGGCTCAGCCGTCCGTACGATGGTGTACAGACCAACCAGCGGAGGGCATGGTGGTTGTACTTTTGTACACCATGCTACACTTCGCGGCACAAAGGAGGGCAATGCCATGACGCTAAGGGAGTTTCTGAATGACAGGTACGCAGTGCTGCACAACCTCAAGCCACGTACGTTAGAGATATTCGGCCACAGCGTCGATCGGCTTGGGGATTTTCTCGGGAGAGAGCCGCAGCTGACCGATTTGGACGACTTAACGGTGAGCCGGTTCCTACGGTGGCGGGCCACCACGCCCCACAGGGGCCGCCTGGCAGCCCCTGCAACGGTCCGCAAGGACATGGCCCACATCATCAGCCTGTGGAACGCTGCGGCCCGCAAACGGCTTGTAGAGAACTTCCCAGACCTACCTCGGAATATCGTGCGTGTGCCGCATCGCGCCCCGTCTGGGTACACGGTGGAAGAGATCAGCCGAATGGTGCGTGAGGCCAAGCGGCGCAGCGGGAAGATAGGCCCGGTGCCGGCGGCCTGGCTTTGGACCACGCTTTTGATGTCCGCCTGGTACAGCGGCGAGCGGATCGGCAGCCACCTCGAGGTCCGATGGGAACAGGTTGACACAAAGCGGCGATTCATCACGTTTCTGTCCGAGAACCGCAAGGGGCTTGGCAGGACGATCACGCGGGCAATTACGCCGCAGCTGGCCGAGATGCTTGAGCGTGGCCGGCGAGACGACGGCGAGCTAGTATGGCCTTGGAATGAGCACCGCCGCACAAACAGCATCTTTCAGCGGATTCGCTATATCTGCGAAACGGCTGGCGTGAAGCCAAGGGGATTCCATGCCATCCGCAAAGCAGCAGGCTCGTACGTCAAGAAAGCCGGCGGCGATGCCACGGAGTTTTTGACGCACCGGGACCAGAAAACTACGCGAGATCACTACCTAGACCCGCGAATCACAGGCGTAGAGTCAGCCCTGGACTATTTGCCGCCACTGGACATCGGCTGATCACAGAAACCTGCCGGTTGAACGCCTGTGCAGTTTTCACGGCGTGCCCGCTGGCGTAGCGTTGAACTACCCGAAAGGAGGGACCATGCGTTTGCTGTTTGCTGCGGCCCTGCTCGCATCGTTTGCGATGTGCCTGCCAGGCAATAACCAGGCCGATGCGGTTGCTCAGAAGTGCACTGGTCAAGACCCGTGCCCAGCCTGCCACAACTGCACGAAGTGCGCGTACTGCAAAAACGGCAAGACGTGCGGAGCGTGCAAGCCAAAGAAAACAATGCTGGCGGCTGCGACTTGCAAGCAGTGAACCGGGCAGGCGGGGAAGCGGCAGCTGCGGAAAGGGAGGGAAACGCTGCCACCGCACTCAACCCGCCGCCCGGCTCACGGATACCACGAAGCCGAGTGGTAGATCTGCTCCTCGTATCGCGCCCGCTGTAGGGCCAGCTCGCCGTTGAGCCTGGCCACCTCGGCCAGCAGCCGCATGACGTGGGCCGCCAGCGTGCCGCTCGTGCCTGTGTACGCCCCTGAGAACTTGCGAGCGTCACGCTCTGCCTGTGTCATGTATTCCAGCGTCAGTGGCTCAGCCATCGCGTCCCTCGTCAAACAGGACGATAGCCAGCAGGCTATACGCTGCGAGATCCAGCAGCGTGTCGCGCACGCCTTCGTGCACCAGGCGGCCGGTACGGCAGTACGTCCGCAACCTCTGCACCTTGTCCGCGATCCGCACCATGCAGCCACGCCAGGGCTCGATGCAAACGAAATCTGCACCTTGCCGAATGTTAGCCAGCGGGTCTTCCTCGCTGCCGTAGTCGGCGCTCTTCGATTCGTGCAGCTGCTGCATCTCGTTGAGCAATCGAACGAATGCGGCGCTGCTTGGGTGGCGGGCTGGCTCCGCAGTCGCCGTGGCTTGTTCGTACCACTTCTCGTGTGGCACGCCTGCGTCCTGTGCGGCGCGTCGCTGTTCAACTGCGTGGCGTAGGTCTTCGTTCGCTTTGTCCAAGAGTGCTGCCGTCATCTGTGCCCTTTCGGTAGAGGTGAGCAGCCAGCATGCGGCGCGCGTCAAGCCGTGCGTACCGTCCCGTCGCTCATCACTCTGTAGTTCTGGACATCGAACGCGCCGCCCGTGTGGACGGTGCAAACGGCGAAGCCGTGGTTCCACCGATTTATCACCGAGTATTCCGGCCGAAGATCGCACAGGCAGCCGGTAGACCAGCACGCTGTTTCCTTGTGCCACATATCGGATTCAGCGTGGTTGCTGGTGCGGTGCGAATGTCCAACGAGAACCGTTGAGAGCGTCCGCAGGAATGCACCTCGAGCGACGTTCACCGGCGCGGCCATGCCCTTTGGCAACTCGTGGCCGTGCAGCACAGGCAATTTCCCCAGCATGATTGGCCGCTGATCCTCCACCAGCTCGACGTTGTGCTCGGTGAAGTTGAGCCAAGCCGACAACGACATACGCGGATCGTCAGAGATCTCGGCTGCGTGTTGCCACAGCCAGTGCTGCCACCGCTCTTCGTGGTTGCCAGCCTTGTAGACAATCGGGATGTCGGGAAACTCTTGCCGCAGGTAGGCGATGAAGTCCCGCACGGCTTCCAGCTCGGCCTTAAAGTCACGCTGTTTCGGATCTTTCATGTACCGAGAGATGGCGTAGAAATCCGCGATGTCGCCATTCAATACCAAGGCTGCCAGGTCTTGGTCACGCAGGAAGCCAACGGCCGCCGCCACCGCAATCTCGGAGTGGTAAGGCACGTGCACGTCAGAGATGATGCCTACGCGGCCAGTGACGTTCAGCACGTGCGGCGTCCAAGCCTCGGCCATGCTCTTAGGCAGGGCGCGGATCTCGCCGGCCTTGCGCGGTGCTCGAGGTGCCACGGCCTTGATCCGCTTTCGGTGTCGGGCTCCGTGCTGCCCAAACTGCCGCTGCATACGCATGCGGGCCTGGTGCAGCGTAATGGCACCGTTAGCCTCTTTGACGAGCCGGCGTGCCAGCGTCTGGCATGGTGCATCTGGGTGCATGCGAGCCAACCGCTTGGCCATCTCCGTGATCGCGTCACCCGCCATCCCGCACCTCCTTGTACCCCAGCGTGGTCAACGTCCGCCGGATGACTCGCGCCGCCTCGGTCACGCTCTCCTCCGAGATCGTCGGCCCGAGGCTGGCGTGCAGCAGCTCGTGCACAATCGTTTCTAGGCGAGCCCCTCCACGCAGCCGCTCGTCAATGAGAATTCGGGGCCGGGCTGCGTTGGGGAAAAACGTCCAACCGGCAGCGTCACCCTTCAGGCGGGTGAACCGCAGCAACCAGCGGCGGCCGTCAATCGTGACGCTGTGATCCTCGGGCACTGGCCGCCTCCGCTTTGCGGGCGTTTGCAATCGCACGCCGCACAAGCAACCTAGCGGCGATGTCAACGAATGGCAGGCCGCGCTCTTCGGCAGCCTCGCGCAGGAAGCCCAGAATCTCGGCCATGCCTTCGGGCGATTCGCACCAATCGCAGCCCTTCGCGTCCATGTAGGCGGCGCGGCTCGTGCATTTGCAGTCGGCTGTGGCGACGATGCGGAAGGGCCAGCAGGAGAGCAGGGATTTGAGCGCGGTGCCAGCAAGGCATCCAGAGGGTTTGCCGAGGCATGCGGCAACAATCCGCGAGCCTTCTGGAACAGGCACAGACCTCCCACAATTCACGCATACATGGCCCGTGCCGATAAACACGAAATTGCAAAGCATTAGGCCAACTGAATGCGTACTGCTGGAGTGCCAACTGAATTGCTGTATCCGTACCCAGGCGTTGCTTCATTTACAAACGCTGGAGTAGGCAGCCACCCAAGGTCTCCACGAGTCATTGTGTATGACTGATCAAATGAAGTTGCGCAACTGTACGTTCCAGAACTGATTGATCCTCCACGTGACCCTGTGAATCCCTGTCCAGAAATAATGTCGAGCGAACCCCAGTTGCTTGGTTGAGCGTATCCGTCAAACCACGTTGAATTAGCTCCAAGACGGAAAGACAGGCCGAAAAACTGACCGTCGCACCCAAATGTTGAGATCGACAAAATTCGCTGCCGCTGCCCAAACTTCGTGCCTACGGGAAAATCAAATCCAGATCCGTAAATTCCAGACTCACACAGCACAACTCCTCCGCCTGAAAACGGAAACACGTAAACGCCGTTTAGGCATGCACCGTCTGAAACTCCATACTTCAAGCCATTTACAAGATGATCTTGATGCCCTGAAAGAGTGACAATCCACTGCTTATCATTGCACTCGCACGAAGGCCCGCAGCAACAAGGCATGCCTACACCTTGAGCCGCAGGAACGTGGCAGTGAACGTGGATTGCACAAAGACGCTCGTGGCTGTGCCAGTCACGAAAATCGTAGACGCAGTAACAAGCGTCTTTCCGATTGAGATGGTGCAGTTGGACGTATTGAGCGTGGCCGACAGCGTCACGTCAGTCACGCGGCTCGTGGATTGCGTGGACGAAACGACGATGCCTGTTGTTGTTGATCCGGCAAAAACTGCCGTAGCCGTCTCAAATGGCACGTCGATCAGATACCACGCTGTGCCGTCTTTTGCGATGGCACAGTCAGTTGTGCTGCCTGTCGCAGCGGAGAACGGGAAGAACAGATTCACCGCCGCCACTGTATTCGGCGTGGCCGTCTGATTGCGGAACGTCACCGTCTTCGTGGCGTTGATCGACCACGCGCCGGTGAAGGTGCAGACGCGGAACACCTTTGGATTGCCTGCCACGCCACGATTGCCAAACGTCAGCGGCCCTGTGTCACGGTCGCCGCCCTCAACGGCTCGCACCACCTTGGCGATCCGCTCAGCTGCAGGCTTCGTGAACGTGACGCGCTCTGTGCGGGCTGGCTTGCCGTCTGGCTTCTGGGCCATGGTCAATCCTCGAGCACAGTGAGCACCAGGCGGGAGCCTGCTACGGCGGCCTTCGCGGCGTAGTCGCCAGAGGCCAGACGCAGGATCGCAGCCTCGCCGGCACGCAGGCGGACGGTCTCGTGCAGGCTTGTGCCGTCGAACCGTCCGAAGCTCACGGTATGCGTCGTCTCGGTGGCGAGCGAACGGGCGAACGCCAGGCCGAGGCTGCCCATGTTGGCCGTCGAAATCTGCGTCACGTTCGTTGTTAGGTGCAGCGTCACAGCCAGCATGCCAGCCGTGGCAATGTCGGCAGTGATGCCAGACGCAGCGAACTGCTGCGATAGGGCACCCTTTTGCACTTGGGCGTTGATTGTGTAGTTGATGTCTGGCATGGGGGCTCCTTAGAACGGCGGGGTGCCGAAGTACGGGACAAACGCAATTTCACGGTGCACGCGGCGCTCCAAAATCATCGGCGGGTTGGATTCGCCAGGCGAAGCCAAATCCAGATTGCCGTTGGCAAGCAGCGGCTGTGGGTTGCTAGACGCAATTTTCTCGCCGCTGTCTGCGTCTACGACATAAGCGCGCTTTCGCTTGCCGGCGTCGATGTAATTCCATCCGACGTTAGGCAGCAGTAGCTTCCAGCCGCTTTGCCGGTAGACAAGCTCGACCGTGACACTCCAGTATTTGATTTCAACGCTGTTGACCACCTCGACTTGTTGCTGGCCGCTAATGCCTTGGCACTTCCACTGATGCTGTGACGCGCCCAAGAACCCATCAGAGTTGACGCAGTTTGTCACGGCCGCCGCCACGTCAAGCGGAAAAGACGCGCGGTTTCCAGAGATGCTGCACCGGATCTCCGCTTCCTCTGTCATGGCTCCTTCAAAGAAATCCCCGGCGGAATTGGTCAGCGAGCGTCTCGTGCCATTGCCGGTGCCGTGGTAATAGATCAACGCCGGCACTGCAGCGCCGCCTGTCGAGAACGACCACACGTCTTTGCGTGCAAGCGGATTGGGCTGGTTGTCTTGCGTGCCAGACTGCGGAACTTCGTAGCGGTACGTGATCTCGGCATGCTGCCGATCGGGCTCCGTGACGCTGCCTTCGGTGCAGAGCAGATACGAAAACTCCGGGTGCATTGACCCGTGGAAAATGCCAACGGTGTTCAGCAGCAGCTGGTGCGCAACAGGCTCCGTAACCGTAACCACGAACTTGCGTTCGGCAGTCGGCGACTCGCCAAACTTGTGCGAGAACGTGCGTGGCAGGACTTCGCGGAAGTTGAGGCTGGACATGGTTACGCCCCGAGGATCTCCACAGGGTTTGCGCCAATGGCCACAAGACCACGCCGAATCTCCTCGAGCTTGGCCAGCTGCTGTGCACGCTGCTCAATCGCAGGATCAGCTCGGCCAGTGGCAAGGCTCAGGAACTGCGAGGCCCCTTGCTGCGTTCGCAGGTCGTTGGCCTGCAGGGCCTGCGTAGAAGGCCGGGCCAACTCGGCGGCAATCTCTTTGCGAATCGCAATGCCTTCTTGGGCCAGGTTGTTGAGAGCGTTGCGGGCTTCGCCGCCGTCGATCAAGCCACGGTCAAAGGCATCACGCACCTTCGTGAATTGGTCGGTGACTTGCTGCACAGGCTTCAGCAGGCTTTGGTCGAGGCCGAGGGCGGCGAGTTCGCGCTGGCGTGCCTGTTCCTTGGCTGCGTCGGTCGCGGCGGCGGCGGTCTGCTGCGTGAGTGTCAGCCGTTGCTGAGCGGCAGAGATAGCCTGTGCGTCTCCGGTTTTCCTGGCGTCTGCCAATGCCTTTTCAGCGTCAGCAATTGTCTGCTGAATCGCCAGCAAGTCTTTGGTGTATTCAAACCGAGACTTTTCGGAATCGGTCAGGCCAGAGTCTACGAGCCCCTGCACTCGCTTGCTCGCCTCTTCGCTTGCCTTGCGGGCGGCGTCAGCAACAGCTTCCGTAGCCTTCTGTTCGTCAGTTCGTGCCTTGGTAATTTGTTGAATCAGCGCAAGCAACTGGCTCGCAGAATCAGTAACGGCTTGCTGACCAACGGCAGGATCTATGAATAGGTCCGCATTAAGGTTTTCAATGTCAGTCTTGAGAATGTCGAAGGCGTCGGCAACATTCTTTGGCACGGCGGCCAGGCTGCCAGACTCTTGAGCCAGTTTCTTAAATGCTGCGGTCGCCTCATCGACTGTGCCCTGGATCAGCGTGGCGTCGGTGATCTCGGCAGGCAGCTTGAACGCTGCTTCGGCTTCAACACCAAAGTTTTTTGCCGCGCCTGTAGCAGCCTCAATCTGCGTCTTCGTGTCGGCAATCGCCTTGGTTATTCTGTCAGCCGCTGCGGTGCTCGTGTCTGAAGCCTCGTCTGCCGCTGTGGCCATGTTGATGTAGGTGCCAGCCACTGCGCCCAGCACCACGACCAGCAAGCCCACGCCAGTGCGGGAAAGCAGCGTGGTGACGGCTGCAGACAATGCCGCCGTGGCAGCCGTCGCAGATACGCAAGAAAGGCTGTATGCACCAAAAGCCGTTGCCGCAGCAATCGAACCAACGGCAGCCCCCTGGATGTTCTTGCCAATAACTGACAGCGTGTCAGCCACAATCGGCAGCACAGCGCTGGCCAGCGGTGCAGCGGCTTTGTAAATAATCAGAAACGTTTCGCCGAGAACACGGCCGGCGTCTGCCAGGCTTGCGATGGCACCCTCGGCTGCTTTGGCTACGGCTTGCACGTCGATGGCGGCGATGAACTCGGCAGCGTTGCGCGACGCCTCGACCAAGGCCGGGGCAAGTTCGGCAGTCACGCGCTGCTTAAAGGCTTGAACCGTGGCGCTGAGTGCGGAGAAGGAATCATCGAGTTGTGCCAGATTGGAAACTTGAGTCTCGCCAAGCACCAGGCCAAGGGCTTCAGCCTGACGCCGCATTTCGCCAAGAAATCCTGCCCCTTCCTGAAACACAGGCACCAACTCGGCCCCGCTTTTGCCGAACAGCGACACCGCAGCCGCCGCCTGCTGGGCTGGATTCGGCAGCTGCGAGATCGCCGCCGCCACCTTTTCAAACGCCTGCTCTGGCGAAAGCTGGGCGAGATCTCGAACCGACAGGCCAAGGTCTGCAAAGGATTTGATGGCAGAGCGGTTGCCCGTCTGGGCTTCGCCAAGGTTGATGCCAAGCCGCTGGATGCCCTTGCCAAACGTCTCGACGCTCACGCCAGACTGCTCGGCTGCGAACTGGTACGCCTGCAGCGTCTGTGCCGATACGCCCGTGCGCTTGCTCAGATCGTCCACGGCGGCCACGGCAGACGCGGCACCGGCCATGAATGACGTGAACGAGCCGGCCACCGATTGCACAGCCGAGATAAAGACGCGCGAAAGTTCGATCGTCTTGAGCGTCGAGACATCTTGCTGCGTGCGCTTTGCGGCATAGCCGAGCTTTTGCAATTCAACGACGCCAGCGTTGATGCCGGCAGACATCTGCGTGGCATTCGCCGATAGTTGAAAGCCTAGTCCTACGGTTGCCATCTCAGCCTTCCAAGTCTCGCTTCATCTGCTCGAGCACTTCGCGTATCTGGTTCGGATGCTTCGGTGCCCTGTCTTCGATCGGGATGAAGTCGCTTGCCGATGGCACCTTGCCCCGTGGGCAGTACGGTGCAAGCATCGCGCTCGCCAGCATCCCTGTTTGCGTCCAACTATCGGCTAGCGGAGAGAACCACCTAGAAAACGCCAGCCACCGAGAGAACTCCCGAGAATCCATCTGGTCGATTTCGGCGAGCGTTTTCCCGAGGTGGCCCGCCAGACGCATCTTGAATTGAAGCGTCGGACGGGCGTTTATTCCCCCGCTAGTCTTTTCAGCTCCTCCTCTGTCAATGCGTTGTGCTTCATTGCCGCCTGCCACAGCTTGTGCATCTGGTCGCTGCTGCGGCGCTTCAAGGCTTCCACGCCTTCGTCGCCTGGATAAAGCAGGTTGCCCTTCTCGTCGCACAGCGTGCGGCTCAGCAGCTCGGAGCGGAAGTCTGGGATGGCCTTGCCGCCGGCCTCCACCAGCTTGAGCTCGTAGGAATCACGTTCGCCTACGCTCATCAACCGCAGGCAGCACTCGCCACCAAACGCCTGCACCTTGATGATCTTGGCGTCGTCGGCTGCGTCGATCTGTTCCCGTGTCAGTGGCATGTGTCAGTTGTCCAAAAGTTTGAACGTCACCGTGTAACGGGTCACGCCGTTCACTTCATTCGAGACGCTCAGCGACTCCCATACTGCCTGGTTCGTCAAGGATTGGCCGCCGCCGGAAATCACCAGTTGCTTGCGCAGGCCGTACTCGGCCGTGCTGGTGTTGGCGCTACCAAGGGCAGTCACAGAGACGCTGCCAGCGTCATCGGTCCACACGACGCTGCGGCCTTTTGGAGCACCGCCGCCGTATGTCCAATCCAGGCCGACCACCTCAGAGAAGGCAGAGCCTCCCCAGGTCACACTTACGCCGGTGCTAAAGGTCGCCACGGGATGTCCTCCCGTGCGTTAGCGGGCAACCCGGAAGGTGGCTGAACCACGGATCACGTCATTCACCGCAAGCGTCACGTTTGAGCTGGAGACGGTTGCGGACTTCGACAGGCTGATGCCGCCCGTGATAGCCAGCGTGCCGGTAAGACCGTCTGTGATGACGTTGGTGCCGATGTAGTCGATCTGCACTTCGCGGCCCGTGTCGTTCGCAGCACCAGTCAGCGGACGGTCGAGCGTCAGCACAGCGGAGCCAGCCGACTGGCCCAGGTGACTGATGTCGATCGTGTCCGCCGCGTTCACGTCGGTCAGCGTGTACACGATGTTCGTAACGGTGAAGTTGGTCCCACCGAACGAAAACGTTGTGCCTGAACCGGCATGCGGGGTGGTGCTCATTGACTATGTCTCCTGCCACCAGATGTCGAAGGAAAGTTTCACGCTGTACACAGGCGGCATGTCCGCCCCGGCCAGCTGCACGAAATCGTCTTGTTCGTTTTCGAGCGAAGTCTGCTGTACCACCGTATTGTCGAAGGTTCCCCCGTACCCATCCAGAACGGCCCGGCAGCGGTCGGCCAGGTCACGAGCCCCTTCGTAGGTCGTGGCATACACGTCAAAATCGGCGCTCACCTGCGGAACGCCCATCGGGCCGCCTAGCGTCTGTGCCCGGCGGATGCCCGTGCGTCGGTAGGTAATGAACGGCAGCGGCGCATCCTGCGGAGCCAGCACCGGGTAAACCCGAGTGGCGACCACGGACGCCACCGATGTGTTTGTGACGAGGGCGGTACGCAAAACGGCTTCTGGGCTTTTCATTTGTCGTCCGCCTTGTTCCTGCGTTCAAAAGCCCGCAATGCCGCCGATCC